GCTATTAACGAGGTAGCCTCAAACCGACTCGATGGTATAGAGCAGTTCGTTCAGGCTTTAATGCTTTTCTGCAACTGTGATATAGACGAGGCTACATTTACAGCACTTAAAGAACTTGGTGCATTAATATTGCAATCGCTGTAGGATTGTTTACAGGAAACATACAACTTTCGGGTGCGGCAGTAGCGATACAAGGATTTACTGCAATCATTGGAGAGATAGGAACAAATTGGGAGGCAATCAAAAACGGCGATTGGAGTGGAGTCGATAAGGCTACTCTCGTAATCGGTGCTATTGAAATGCTCGGCGGCATAGTAACCGCTCTTGGAGTATTCACTAAGATTAAAGAGGCTACTGATTTATCAAAGACTGCTCCTGCGTTACAAGAGGTTGCAAACACCACAACACAGGTAGATACAACTACCTCCTCTATCAATTCTAAAATGACTTCGCTCGTTAAAAACCTTGCGTTAGGGCTCGTAGTTATTGCAGAGGTTGCGGTAGCGGCAGGATTAGTTGTAGGTGCTATTTGGGGTCTCGGTGTTCTCTTAGAACAGGTAGGTATCGCTTGGCAACCGGTAATAGACAACGGTAATACTATTCTTATCGCTATGGGAATAGGCACAGGTGTCTTAGTCGCTGTAGGTGTGGTAACAGGTTTACTCGGTGCGGCAGGTACGGCTCTTGTAGGCTATCTTGCTCTCGGTCTTGCTATGTTGGCTATACTTGGTGTAAGTGCTACATTGTTTATAGCAGAGATAATTATTATCGGTGCATTGTTAAATCAAGTTGGTATTGCTTGGGAGCCGGTTCTTAACAACGGCGAAAATATTACAAACGCAATATTGATTGGTACAGGTATATTAGTCGGTATAGGTGTAGTTGCGGCGGCTCTCGGTGTTGCGGCGGTTGCATCCTGTGGCTTGTTACCTTTGGCTATCGCTTTAGGTACGGCTATGCTTGTAGAACTCACTTGTGCGTTTGTAGAATTTACCGATAGTTTAATAACGGTTGCTGATAAACTAAGTGATGACTTACATCCTGCTCTTAACAGGCTAAATGATAAATTACCTGACCTGTCTGTAGATATGGAAAGTTTTACAGGCTTTATGACATTCTTTGCAGGTCAAGTAGTATCTTACTCAAAGAGTAGTGCTATATCAGGTTTCGCCTCTACTGTCGATTCTATAATCAAGTTCTTTACAAAAGACCCGATTAAAGCGATGGCAGACGATGCAAACAATCAATATAAACAAGCCGTGAATCTTAATAATAAATTAAGGTTGGCTAACCCTGAACTACAAATCGCTATAGGTTTGGTTAAGAGGTATTATGATTTCTTAGAACAGTTGGAAAAACTTACTGAGAAATCGTCAAACATTTCACTTGCAAACGGAATGTTTACAAGTATGAAAGAGGTCGGTAAAAACCTTGTAACAGGCTTTGTTAAAGGTATGAAATCAGAGATGAATACCCTTAAAGGTGCTGTAAAGGATGTTTTAGGAGATACATTTACGGATAGACTTGCTAAGTCTTACGGAAATGATTTCGGTAAAACACTCGGTTCAAGTATTGCAAGTGGTTTTAGGGGTACAAGTTTCCCGACTCTTAAAGGTACAGTTGATGTTACTAACGCAGGAGATGTTAGTCTTAAACTCAGAGCCTATGCAGACGGTGGTTTCCCCTCAGTAGGAGAAATCTTTGTCGCAAATGAGGCAGGACCGGAAATGGTTGGTACAATCGGTAATCGTACTGCGGTTGCTAACACAGACCAAATTATAACCGGTATCAGCGAGGGTGTTTCAGATGCTAACGCAGAACAGAACGCTCTACTCAGAGAACAAAATGCTCTCTTGAGAAAACTGCTTGAGAAAGATACTGTCGTTAATAATGTTATCGGTACAAACGATATAATCAATTGTTAGGAGTCGTTACACCAATTATCGTAAATGTGCGTAAAATTTCCAACGGTACTAAATGTCAGTTGCGTAGTGAAATGCTCCGCATATATTACCATAATCACGAAAAAGGTGTAATTCGCCAATACGAGTATGAAAACTTTGTGTTTTTGTACGAGGCTTACAAAGCACTCAAAGGCAACTCGTTTATAGATAAAATTTATGACGAGGTTAAGTCTTGGGAAATAATAACATAAAGGAGTTTAGTTATGAAAATTCTCGCAAAAGGTATTGATGTATCATCTTGGCAGGGTAACATTGATTGGGATAAGGTCAAGGCTGACGGTATTCAGTTCGCTATACTGCGATGCGGATATGGTAGCGATATGACCTCTCAAGACGATAAATATTTTGCCCGAAATGCTAAGGAATGTGCAAGAGTAGGTATGCCTTTCGGTGTATATATCTACAGTTACGCAGATTCTTTAGAGAAAGCAAAGTCTGAGGCGGCTCATACGCTCCGTCTGCTTAAAGGTCTTAAACCTGAATATCCCATCTATTACGACCTTGAGGATGCGAAAACAACCGGTCAGTGTAGCAAGGATTTAATTCTTGAAATGGCTAAAATTTTCGTTGAAACTCTCGAAAAAGAGGGATATTGGGTAGGTATCTACGCAAACAAATATTGGAATACCTCTTATCTCACAGATAAATGGTATGACAGTAAGGCTCGTTGGATTGCTCAGTATCATACCGAATGTACTTATAAAGGCGATTACGGTATTTGGCAGTACAGCAGTTCAGGTAAGGTAAATGGCATTAAGGGTAATGTTGATATGAACTATGCTTACATAGACTATCCTACACTTATCAAAAATAGCGGTAAAAACGGCTTTGTAGCGGTTTCTGCACCTAAGCCAACAACTAATCCTACTCCTGCTAAAAAGACCAACGAACAGATAGCAGAGGAAGTTTTAGACGGATTGTGGGGTAACGGCACAGAGCGTAAGAATAAACTTACTGCCGCAGGTTATGACTACAATGCTATTCAGACCATTGTTAATAGCAAGGCTAAGAAAAACAACCTCAAATCCACAGACGAAATTGCTCGTGAGGTAATTCGTGGACTGTGGGGTAACGGTCAGGACAGAGTTGAAAAACTGAAAGCCGCAGGATATAACCCTAAGGTTATTCAGGACAGAGTAAATGAATTAGTTTAACAGGAGGTAAGATTATGAAAGAGAAGTTTATCAAATGGCTAAAAGCCGCAGGTATGAGAGCAGTTAAAACTGTATCTCAGACCGCAATCGCAACTATCGGTGCATCTACTGTACTTTCTACAGTTGATTGGAAAGTGGTTGTTTCTACATCGGCACTTGCAGGTATTCTCTCACTCTTAACGAGTGTAGCCGGTCTCCCCGAACTCAAAGAATAA